GGTAGCGTTCACCGTTGCGGCTTGCGAGTAAGCCGCTACCGTATTCCCTGAGTCTGCACTATTTCCGAGTGCAACGGTCCATGCAATGGGACCGTTGCTTAATTCAGCAGGTTCAGCAACCGCACCAGTGCCGGAGCACATCGCAATCGCGATCGTTCCTGCTGTCTCTGTCGCAATCGTTGATGGTGGAAAATAAGGCATTGTAGTGCTTAGGGTGGTGTTTGCGTAAACAACTTCAGTCCATCCCGAAATCCTGTAAGCAATGCACGTGCTTGATTCGCTGATGGACGTTGTGACAGATACCGTCGTCCCTTCACTTCCTGAGGCTGTCTTTGAAAACAAAATACTCTGATCGGTTGCAGTGATTGTGGAGATAGCAATAGACCAGCCCGATGGCGTTGTAATGGTGCCCGATGTTCCGTCTTTGTTGAACCACAGAAGCAGCAAATCACCCGATGCGATACCCGATGGCAGGTTGACCGTGTGTGTTGTTTGATTGGCTGAGAAGTAGGTTACCGCAACGCCTTCAATCACTGGGGCTCCACTCAGTGTCGGCATTGCATCATATGTGATCTCCAAATATGCGACGTCCACATACACTTCGCCGTCAGGCGTCGCCCCAGTGTAGGTCAATTCAAACGCTGGTGCTGAACTACTGAGCCCGCCATATTCGCCCGTCACCGTGCAAGATGCCCAACCCCATGCACCTGATGACGGCTTGCCTGTCAGTGTTCCAGACCTCCAAACACCGTTGAGACGGATTCGGACCGCACTAATGTCGCCGTCGCTGTTGCTGTCAAATTTCAGATACACCCACAGCTTTGCACTAGTAATCAATCCTGTTGCTGTCGGTGATGCACACCCGTACTGCTGAGCACCAGACGAATCACCCGAATAGTATGCGTAGTCGCTCGTTCCGCCTGCGGTTGGCTGCGTAGTCGCGTCATCGATCAGCGTGAACGGGTTGCTTCCGCCCCAGCCGGAATTGAGTGTCGCGTTCGGACGTAGTGGTGAAGTCGTCGGCACTCGTTACGCTCCCCACGCTGTTTCTGCGGCTGCTGCGATTGTTATTGGCGTCGATTCTGCCAATCTCGATTCCGCTTCGGCTGCCTCACGGGCTGCGTTGCATTTCACGATCACGGCTGCGACTGCGGCCTCTTTTTCCGCTGCGGCTTTTTGTGCTGTGTACTCAGCCTCTGTCAGTGTCGAGAACAACCACCCTCCACCCAAATCAGCGACTGCGTCGAAGTCTGCGAGTGTCGGCATTGTCGCCTGACCAGCAAACGCAGTACGCATTGCCCAGAACGGAGCAGCGTGAGCAGGCGACGTCGTATCAAATGTGACGTTTCGAGGGTTTGTAATGTGTGATAGCCATCGATCCAAAGCAGCGACGGATTCAGTTTGATTTGCTGCGACCAGTGCCGCCTTCATCGCCAGCACGGTGCCCGTCCATTTCTCGTCGGTCTGGTTGCTGACGAGTTTCGTGAGCATGCCGCGAAAATTCAGCAGGAACAGCAGTTCTGATAATTGAATCGGACGAGCCGTTAAACCGCAAGCCGTTAACTGTGCAACGATTTCCGCATCAGTCCCAGTGAGACCCAGGGCTTGTGCTTTTTGATAAGCGTTACTCATGAGATCCCTCATCTCCTTCCACACCGAAACTCAGATACCAGATCGTTTTGATCACGTTGCACAACAAACGGAAAGAGGCTTTGATCAATCTACTGCCACCCACCGAGGTTGGCTTAGGTCCAACCCGTGCAACCGTGCTTCCTGCACTGCCGGTGGTTTACTCAACTGCACCTCAATCAGTCCCACTTTCTCTGCGATATCCAGAATGTTGTTCACCCCGAATATCGACATGATTACGACCAGCACGGCGAACGCAATTTTTGGGTGTTTCATACTGACTCTGATCGTCGCATTGATCCAGTTTTCCTCCTCGGTGCGTGTGGTCAATGTGCTGATATGCTGATTCATCTGTGACAATTGTTCCTGTATTTTTTCACACCGCTGCATTGCCTCGCCGAAGGCACTGGCGGTCCCGTTTTTTAATGGATTCCAATTACACACAGCGAACTCAAAATTTCCGATAGCTGGCTTACGCTGCACAAACAATTGGCCCCATTCGGGCTTCCCGCCTTTTGGGACATATTGCTTAGTGATTAAGTATTCCCGGATTCTACCCGCCTTAAGTTCACCAGCCGCGTCTATGTCGGCCTGCAGATCCGCTCCCTCTGCACTTAGCTTTTGCCAGCCTGCTTTTTTTAGCTCACTGATTGAGGAATACCCGGTCCATTGCAGAAATGCTGCGTTAGCCCAGTAGATTTCGCCATCCACACCGGAGATCAAATAGCACGACGGCATCTCCTGTAAAATCTCAACCAGAATACTCACAGGTTGTTCATCAATATTCCACATATTCTTTGTCCGGTCTCCAAGTGTCTCCGCGATTCAGTTACCGGAACGTTCCTTGCCTGCGGTATTGTCCTGCCGGACGCCGCGGGCTTTTTTTATTTCCACCGTACCATCAGATCGGGATCACCTCCCCTCTATGGTTCCTGATTGTTACGCCTGCGTCCTGTCGTAAAGCCAGGCCACGATTTGAGCCACAACCGCACGAAACACCATCCACATCAGCAGATATCCAATTCCCTGAGGATAAATCTGATTGATAGCATCCTGTTTCGTGCGAGGTCTGTTTGGTCCTTCCAATGCCTTTTCAAATTCAGCCAGCGTATCAATGCACAATTGACGTTTTCGGGAACGTTGCTTCGGTTCTTTGCGATTTACCCACGCCTGTTGCGGTAGCTCTTGACACTTGAACTCACGCAACATGTCTATGACTATTTCGTTGCGGTCTCTGTCGAGAAATATCGCACTCATTTGAACCTCACAGTCAAATCAGGAGCACCTGACAACAGCAGCGTGACTGACCGTGCCGCAGAGTCGTACTGAATGCCACGCAATGCCGCAGTCCACTTCGCACGCCATTTCGTCAGCGTGATTTTGGCCGGTGGATTTAACGTGATTGTTTTCGCCGTGTCGCTGATGGTGCGAGTCGATGCGGACCACTCGAAAGCAATACCGGCTGTCGCGTTTGCGTATCGGCCCGTTTCGAATATTTCGAATACCGCCGCCGTCGCGACGTCCGGTGCATCGATGTCGATATTGAGCAGGCTTCCGAATGGCTGCTGTGCTGCCTCATCGCTCAAATGAGCAGTCAGAGCAGCGGCAACAGTGTCAACCGTTACCGCTCCCCCGATCACTTCACACGCAACAGGCGTGCTTCCATCGCGAAACGTTTTGAGCGTGTTGAACCAGCTTAGCAGCGTCTCGTTTGACTTCGCCCCGGGATAGCTTGCGGATTTGTCGTATGGAATCCATCGCGGCACACCGCCCATGGCCGCAGCCGTTTCAGCGTTCACTTTCTCGATTGCATACAGATCGAAAGGAATCTTTTCCTGAGAAAGAATTCTTTCTTGTGTGATACAACCACCGCAGGAAAAAGACCCGTCTGAAGTGTAAAGCGTCGCCACCGGCCCGGACTGCACCGCACGGCTAAAGGTAATCGAAGGCTCGCGAACCGGCTCAATAAAATCAGAACCAGCGGGATCTGGAAGCCCGGAGGCAGGTTGCGGTGTGTCCTCCGGCTCAGGTTCAACCGCTGGTTCTGATTCGGAGGGCTCATTGAACTTCGTTCGAATCGCTTCCAGTGCGATAGTGTTGGGGATTATTGGCTCATCCTCCACGAATACCGATGCGGCGCGAAGTTGTTGCTTCGCTTCTTCGATGCTGGCCTGCTGCGTTGCATCGACGCAGCCAGTCAGCAGAATGATTGTCATCAGATACCGCATGTGTCAGATCCTCAGAGACTTCTTCAGATCCGCCAAAGTGAACTCACGTGGTTTGACGTTCGGCATATCAGAAACACCGACAAACACGGACCAACGTGCGCCCAACATTTGTGTGATTGCATTCGGAGACCACTCAGCCCAGCCTGTATTGCCCCAGCCTTTGCCCCACGAATTCATCATCCAGCAGTACGGCCGACCCTGTGAGTCTTTGCGTTCCGATAGCGAATACAAACTGATGGCATGCCCGCCACCCTGAGCCCCGCTGTAGTTGTTGACCACCGCAGCATCGACGCTTGCATTCCATGTGATGCCGAGATGCACCGCACCTTGTCCAGATCCCAGAAATGTGCGAATACCGTCGTAGCTTGTGAGCTTGTATGATTTCCCGATCTTGTAGGTTGCTGCGTCTTTTCGCAGTTCCTCAATCGGTTTCGGCCTGGTCGGTTCGTATCGTCCGGAGTATGGCCACAGTTCCTCTCGGCAGATTCCAAATTCCGTCGCCAGTCGGATACCGCCTTCGATGGTGCTCCCACGGTCCCCGCTGATTTGGTCAAGCCGCTGCGTTTCGTAATAACCGTAAGCACGGCTTAGTTGCAGGTCTTCATCGCGTGTTGCGATGACGTAACACCACTCGCATGAGGAGCTGATGGAATGCCCCTGACAACTTCCAACCGAGCCCTGTTGCTCTACGCGCAAAACTGACCGAGGATCAACGCTGACTTCGTTGTAAGTGCCCCGCATCGCCAACACTGGATCTTCCGCTGGTAGTGCTGCGAGGACGTCAAAACGTTCGAGGTCAATACGCCAGCCGCCTGTATGGTGTTCGTTCACGGCTTCACCTCCAGTTTCGCAGCCAGTTCGGCTTCTGTGTTCGTCGCAATGGCTTCTGCAACAACGTCCGTATAGGCTCCGAAATCATCAGCCCGATTGCGAAAACGCTGCCGAGTAAACCATTCACCAGCCTTCAATCGCCCATCGTCCGTCGTACCATCAAACGGCTGCTGTGCAAGTTCCCGCAAAACGGCAACCTGAGTCTTTCGGTCAGCGTTGTAGGCATCCTGCAGAACGTCGCTTACAACTGGTGCCGGTGGTTCTGGATTTGGCGTCGGTGCCGCGTCTCGGTTAAAAAACCAGACGCCAGCAACTACCAGGATAAACAGCAGCAGCGGATTCGATTCCGGCTGCTCACTTGCTTTTGCTGCTGGCACTTGCCACCCCCTTGACCTCAGGTGCAACGCCGGCAGCAGTTGATATCAGCCCGAGTATCTGCGCTTTCAATGCGGGATCGCTGGTCTTGCTCAGCAGGTCCGTAAGAATTGCGATGAACTCCGCAATCGTCAGTTCGTTCGGCGTGTCGTCCGGTGTTGCGGGTTTTCGCAGTATCCCGAGTTTTTGCAGGATGCTGATAATCGGCTGAAGTGCAGTCAGCACCGGTTTGAGCAATGACTGGAACGGCGTGAGCAGTGCCGCACCGATAATTGCGACCGTCTGCCAGTTGAGGTTGCTCAGGTCGATTGAAACGCCTGCCTTGTCTTCTGCTGTGCAGCCTGTCAGGCCGCAGAGAAACCCAGCCATGATAATCCACAAATACCACTTCATCGCATTACCTCCCGGAGCGTGAATTTTCGCGGATGTCGATACTGGCCGCGCTGATCGATGCAGTCTATCGCTGTGCGTTCTTCGTCGATTTGTCGGCGAATCGCTTCTTGTTCGGCCTGCTCTTCAGCGGTCGGGACGTAGTTGTCCGGTCTTTTGATTACACCGTCTTTGGCTGTGTGTTCTCGCATCGATTACGCAATCAACAAGCGACCCGACACAGTCGGGCTGTTGTTCCATTGATGGAATTTTGCGTAAGTGCTTAACCGCGCGTCATGAGCGGCTGGCGGGGACTGTACCGCCGGCTGCGTTGATGTCAATAGCAATAACCTATGAGCGGGCCAAACGCTCCGTCGTATCGACGATAAGGCCCTGTGCGCTAGGGTCCAAACGCTTAAAGCTTTCAATGAGACGTGCCGTTGAATCTGTTGACGCCTCAAAACACGACGGTAGTTTTACTGATGGCCCGACACGCTGCAGTAGCGTCGCTGTGGCTACATAATGCGACATGACCTTTAAGCCACATCCATGCAGCACTGCTCCGGCGGACGCGTTGGCGATAGTCCATTGAGTGATGCCTTCCTGACGAAAATACTTTGGAAGCACCACAGTCACTGCCGCGTTTTCACACGCATCAGCGATTTCCTTTCTGATCGCTCGTTTCGCAAAATCTGAAACTGCTCTAAACCGATACGGCCCACGATGCACTATCCTTCGAAGCCATTTTGGCAACGGAATCACGTGCTGCTTCCCAGTCTTTGAGGCTATCACTGCGAGTGTTTCCGGCCATTCAGTCAGCCGATATCTAAGCAACACCCTCATTGCATCGGACAATCTGAGACCGGTCCACATCGTCAACGCAATCCATGATTGCAGCCATTCCTGACAATGTGGCCATATCGCGTCAACGATGTCGTGATTCACTCCGACTGGCATAACCTGCCTTTGTGCAAGCCTTTTCCCAGCACTGATTGAGCTTCCTACGAAATGTCTATGCAGCGTGAGTATGTCGGCAATCGTCGATTCGATTGTGCGCGGCGATAACGCTCGCCTCAGCAGCTCTGTCCGAATTTGATTTAGGTGTTCCGGGCTCACGTCACCGATTTGAATGTCACCTATTACCGATGCGGCACGGGTGGCAGAATATAACGGTTCTCGACGTCGGATGGATTTTGCAGCCAAATACGCTGCGGCTTCGTTAATCATTGTGGTTGCTCCTGGTGTCATCCGTGCAACCTTATGTCATTCCGTGAGTCCGGCTGTTTCTTTCTATAAACGGTAGGGTTTTCGATACTAAGGCGCTAACGTTGACATCGTGGAGGTCGTTGGTTCGAGTCCAATATCGTCCATTGCCGTAGTTGATGACTTTCGCAAGAAGCCATGCCCGTTGATCGAGTCTCCGGGTTTCAACCAACTACGGCTTTTCTATTGCTTCTCGGTTTTCAATGTCGTAAATTGTACGGATATGAACATGGCAACGCTACAACCATTTTTCACTTCCAAAGAAGCTGGCGACCGTCTCGGCGTAACAGACGCTCGCATCAGGCAATTGTGTATTGAGTATGAAACTATCGGTAAAAAGCACGGAAACGCATGGATTTTGACCGAGGCGGATTTATTGAAAATCCAAGCTCTTCCGGAATTTCGAAAAAAATCTGCTTCTTGATATTGCAATAATTTACGATGTCGTAAATACTGCCGCCCACACGAGCCGTTGAAAGCTTGTGTGGGTTTTTGTTTTGAGACTCGCCTTCAAATCCCTCATTTGTGGATTTGTTGGAACAACAAGTCGCAGCCGCACGGAGGCTGCACGGAGGTCACATGCACCTATTGCCACCACTGGCAACGGTCCGCGCGTCCGTTGTGTACGTCTGGAAATGCCTTGGTTGCGGAACGGTAAACCGACGCGACCCAAAGCATGTGAGCACAGCAGCAGCCTGCACCGAGTGCGGTTGCTACTGCCAGAAGGCGAACATGCGGAAAGAGGTGACGCGGTGAGCGTTTCCACACTTTCCACCGAATCGCTTTCTGCGATGGCTCCAGAGCTGCTTGCAGAACTCGCAAACGATGCCGCAAAGCAGGCCGAACAGCGAGCGAAGACTACAGCAGAAGCCGCCTTACTGGCTGGCAAGGCACTGGCCGCAGCGAAAGAACAGATTGCCCACGGTCAGTGGGAAGAATGGCTGGACGCAAACTGGAACTACCATCAGTCGCTAGCCCGCCGATACATGCAGATTTCAAAACGCTACAGCGGTAGCGTTTTGGAAAACAGGTCAGTTAGATCGCTGCTGGCTGAAATGTCAGAACCGTCTGACGAAGCGACAGACTTACCAAAGAAGCAGCAGTCGCTGAACGCTGCTGAATCTTACGACGCACCGATTGAGGTGACTGCTCGGGAACCTGAGACGCCGGAAAAACAGCCGTCAGTGAAGGTGAAGGAATCGAAGCCAAAGCAGAAGGTGACCTCATTCATTTTGGCCGAACGTCTCGACGAAGACCGCTCGAAAATCATGGAACTGGCTGGTGAATACCTGTCTCACCAGAAGCTGCAGAGTTTTGTTCAGATGCTGCAGTCGCTTCTCGTGGATATTCAGCAGGAGTCTGCAGAATGAATCAGAAAACACTTTTTGACGTCGGACCTGCAGAACCACAACACAAACGGTCACGGGACGTCGACCCCGACACAAGCCACATGGCAGCCGCTCAGGTTGCACCAAAGGTCGGACCATCTCAGTCGGCCATGTTGGACACGTTAAAACTGTCGGGCTATCCGATGACAGCAGAGGAAATGGCTGCTGAAAGTCAGTCACGTTGCGGCGGCATTTCTGCAACCTATCGCAAGCGTGTGCATGAGCTTGTGCGAGACGGTCGGATCGTCAGTTGTGGTGTTCGTGTTTGTCGCATCACTGGCTCAAACGCAACTATTTTCAGGAGGGTCTGACATGCTTCCGATTATTCTAGCAATCGGCTGCGGTTTTGCTGCAGGCCTCTGCGTAGCAGTCGCAGAACAACGCCGACACATCGACACACTGCGGGCACATTATCAGCAGGTGATGTCGCATCTGACTGGTGAAGACGACCGCGACGACGACGAGGCAGAGTTTTGGAAATTTAAGAACCGCAATTGATCCAGCACCGCTGTCTGGGTGTGTTACCTAGACAGCACCCTCAGGGCCGGTGGCGGTTTCCGAAGGCTAAAGCCGGCTCTGAGTTTTTACACAGGAAGTAACACCATGGATGACTTCATTCCGATTTTGTGCTCTGTCGCTGGTGCAATCCTCGTGTGGGGATTCACCGCAGAGAACCTGTTCTACAAACGCCGCGACCGAGACTGAGGACGGAACCCATGTCAGTGACCGTAGACCAATTGCTTCAACGTCTCGAAGCCGGTGAACAGTGCTCACAGCCTATTCGCCGCACGTCTGCAATGCCGACCGTGGAATTGTGGAACGCAGAACTGTGCTGGCAGCTTGCAGACGGAACGCCAGTCACAAACTACACCGTCAGCAGGCTGCGCAGACGTGGCCTTGTCGCTGTGTCAGAGGGTGCCGTGTTTCGATACGTGATGTTAATAAGGGAAACAGAGTCCCTGCCGCTGCATGGAAAGCGGTAGAGATCCATCAGCGAGCGTGTACCTCGGGATCTGGTAGGGACTGTTTTTATTTAGTTTGAAAGGGAGTTCAGATGTTAGTGTTGTCACGGAAGTTGAGCGAGTGCATCCAGATCGGTGATGATATTCGCGTCACTGTCATGCAGATCAAACCCGGTGTTGTGCGTATCGGGATCGATGCTCCTAAGGATGTGATGATCCGACGCACGGAACTTTCCCCGAAGAGTGGGACTGAGTCCTGTACGATTGCAGGGCTGCGGACGGCATGACGGGGAACAAAGGAATTTTCCCGTCTGTCGGTCGTGCAGGGCTCAGTTTATTGAATAGGTGATTCAATGGATGGTGTTCCCGCTGGTGCTCAGAAGTCGCGAACGTACTACGTTCATCCGACGCACGGGCCGCGACGTTTGCCGATGCGTTGGGAAACGTTTGGGCCTGTGCTGACAACACCGAACCCGGCAGCAGTGCGGGCACGGGAGTGGTTGAGAGAGTTTAAATACTGGCAAGACATCGCAGAAATGGACGTCCCACGTTCTGCGTTTAAGGCATTTTTCAAGGAGCTGGCCCGTGGGTGAGTTGATTACAGAGGAGCAGGCGATTCAAGCGGGTATCGCACTGCAGACGGCGATGAATGCACTGGCTAACACTGCGGGACTGGTAGAGTCTCACGGTGAAGTTGTTTCCAGCCTGGTTCGCATGCAGTCACTGCGGAGTCTCGATGCGGTTCTTGAAAACAAACAGATAGCTGCCCTGGTGCTGTCAGGTGCAAACAGTTCATACGAAGTCGCGGAATCGGACAACTTTAAACTGACTGACGCACAGATCATGCAAGGCGTTCGCATGGCACTGCATAAGCGGTACTTGCTCAGCGACGAACACGGGCCACATTTCACGGTGTTTGCCGGGAAGAAAGGTGCCGTCAGTGTCACGATCAAGGAACGCGGGCATCGTTACAAACTCAGCAAGGCCGGTTGCTCTAACATTCAGGTGCATGCCATTTCACGAGGCATCCGGCAGCGTGCGAACAACGCAGCAAAGTATGAAATCGTTTTCGATGGCAAGGCATCGTGTGTGCTGGATGGCCGCACGATTGAGGTCAACCGCACAGGCGATTTCCCGCTTGTGTTGCCGTGCTACGAAAGCGACGGCAGCGACGGACACGAAGCAAAGGCACGAAGGCGGCTGTTGTCATCTCTGTGGTCGGTAGTCGCTGGTGAACCTGCTGAGCAGGATGAGGAAGATGATGCCGCATCGGTGACGGTTGCACCAGTTAAGACTCTTGAGATGCCTGAAACCGTCATGATTACGAATCAGACCAGCGTTGAAAACGTTTGGGCAAAAGAACGCCAGTTGCTTAAAAGTGATTCCGCTCGCACCGCATGGGACGCCATCGCTGAAAGCAAATCAGCGGCTGATGTCTCGAAGTCAATGGCCAGAGCATCGGCAAGCGTGAAGGCTGGAACGATAACCGCTCAGGATTTTCAATCTCTCAACCGGCTAGCGGATTCGCGAATCTCTGAACTTGCGGCAGGTGTCGCATGATTCTGGAGTGCCGCTACAAGGACGCTGCGGGCGATTGGCTGACTGTCCAGCTGCACAGCGATGTTGTTCCGAATTCTCGTGCAACGGTGTTTGTACAGGAGTCCGGGAAGCCGCTGATTGTGCTACGGGTTATTCGCCAAGTGTTTGAGTCAGGACGGCCAGTGCCGTGGATTCGGTGCTGCAAGATTAACGATGAGGACGGGGACGAATGAGTATAGAAACATGCACATGCAGCATTTCTGACACGGTAAACATGCTGCTTAATGAAATAGAGATGATGGACATGCCTCAGAAGGTGGCGGCAATCAATAACGTGAAACGCAAACTGCACGCGATATCGCCGTTTGCAAATGAGCCAGTTGATTGTGTTGTGTGGATTCCAGCCGAGAACGTAACTGCAAACGAATACAACCCTAATAAGGTTGCACCGCCGGAAATGGAATTGCTGGAAGTATCTATCGTAAATGACGGTTACACACAACCAATCGTCACGTGGGCCAAAGACGACGCGCACGAAGTAGTTGACGGATTTCACAGGTCGCGAGTTGGTAAGGAATCACACCTCGTCGCTCAGCGTATTCAAGGCTATTTGCCAGTCGTAGAAATTCGCAAAGAACAGCAGGGCAAGAATGATCGCATTGCGTCAACGATTCGCCACAACAGGGCACGAGGAAAGCATCAGGTAGACGCTATGTCAGAAATTGTGCTCGAACTAAAGAATCGCAATTGGACAAACAAGCGGATCGCCAAAGAACTCGGAATGGATGAGGATGAAATTTTGCGTCTCTGTCAAATCACAGGACTGGAACACTTGTTTACAGACCATGATTTTTCGCGAGCGTGGGAAGCGTCTGACAGTTCTCCAACGGATGATTTCACCGAATTGACAGATGACATCACTGATGAAATGCGAGCAGCCGTCAGAACAGCCAATACCTCTGACCCCAACAGGGTGTTTCACACACACGATAAATGGGAGTGCGTCAAAGCTGGTTTTTATTCCTCGACGGTTGATGGGAAGACTAAGGAACAGTGCCAGCATGAATATGCGGCTTTCCTGTCGGACACCCGGCAATTTTCCGACGCACTGGTAAAGGTCTTTGAGCAATGGCCGCACTCCTGCGAACACTATCTCACAAACGTAGCCATGAACCGGATTGCATGGCTGGGTCAGGCTGCGATGTGCGTTGCTCGTGGCATTCCCAGTCAGTTTTGCTCTGGTTTTAACTTGCTCACGATCGAACAGCAGGAAGCTGCAAATCAGACTGCGTTAGAAGCGTTAAACAGTTGGCTGCAAGCTCGAGGAATGGAAACGCTCGACATGCACTCTGCCCTATCCTATGGCAGACAGGTGGAGATTTACTGATGACAAAAAAGGTGCAACTACTGACCTCCGTGTTAGACGAAGCTCGCGAGCGAATCGCGAAGTCCTTTGACATGTTCGAACGGCTGTACATTTCCTTTTCCGGTGGTAAGGACAGTTCTGTTATGTTTCATCTAGTAATGGATGAAGCAAAACTACGGAATCGCAAGGTCGGCGTTTTGGTAATAGACCTCGAAGCTCAGTATTCCGATACGATCAAACATATCGAGGAAATGGTAACCCAGTACGCAGAACACATTGAACTTCACTGGGTGTGCGCTGAAATGTTGCTGAGGAACGCCGTTTCAAACTACCAGCCACGATGGATTTGCTGGGATGAAGACAAGAAGGATATCTGGGTTCGTGAAAAACCTGCACTGGCTGCAGATCTGAGCCAGTACGATTTCTATGTTCCAAAGATGGAATTCGAAGAATTCATGGTCATTTTTGGTGAGTGGTACGCACAAGGAAGAAAAACTGGTGCATTCATCGGAATTAGGTCTGACGAGTCATTGCATCGATACCGCGCGATCGTTTCACGGAAAGATGGGTTGATGGCCAATGGCCACAAGTGGACAACAAAAGTTGCTCGCTGCCTGTACAACATCTACCCGATATACGACTGGCGTGTTGAAGATATTTGGGTGTACCACGGAAAGAACCCAGACAAACATCACAATCGTATTTACGACCAAATGACAAAGGCTGGCGTACCTCTCAGCCAGCAACGGTTGTGTCAGCCATATGGCGATGATCAGCGTAAAGGGTTGTGGCTTTATCACATTCTTGAGCCTCAGACATGGTACAAACTTGTCGTCCGCGTGAACGGTGTTAATAGCGGAGCGTTGTACATTCAAGAGACCGGAAACATGACCGGGTACAACAAGATCTGCAAACCCGATGGGCACACATGGAAATCATTCTGCAATCTGCTTTTGCGGACCATGCCTGCAAAAACTCGCGCACATTACGTGGCTCGCTTTCAAAAGTTTATCGCTGGATGGCATCATCGAGGATACACGATTATTCCCGATGAAGCCCCGCATGAGCTTGAGGTTAAATGCTGGGCACCATCATGGAGACGAATGTGCAAGGTTCTTTTGCGAAATGATTACTGGTGCAAGGGACTGGGACAATCACAGCCATTGTCAGACGCATATCAGACATTTAAGGAATTGCGGGCCAAACGCAAACTAGAAAACCGTTTATCACATGACTGACCGCTCTGGTTCAATCGCGACGTGGAATGGCCGCATGTGCGACGTTGTGCGACTTCAAAACATCATTAGAGCGTCTAATGAACACCGAGTGTGCTATGTGATTCGAGTGCATGGAGTGGAGCAATGGAAAGCTTTACGGTTAGTAGACGCCGAAGATCTCGTGTTCGTGGTCAGTAAGCACAGGAAAGCCGACGGATGATCAAATCCTTCGCGTTGCACGGTGTCCAGATCCTGAACGCTTTTCACCCCGTTCCAGACGGCTGGAAAGCAGAACACAAGTTTGACGACGTTCGCAGATGGAGATTCGACTTTGCTTCTGTGTCGCTGCGAATCGCCATCGAGGTTGAGGGTGGAGCATACACACATGGCCGTCACACACGTGGAGCTGGATTCGTTGGCGACATGGAGAAATACAATAGGGCGGTGGTGCTCGGCTGGCGAGTCCTGAGATACACACCGACGCAAATGCAGGACGGAGCGTTCGTACCAGATTTAAAGGAGTTGATAAGTGCTAAATGATTTCTGCGACGAGGATGAATGGATTGAATGCGAGGTGGTCGTGTCAGTTCCGCGCGAGGATTCTGATCGAGGATACCTCTGGAAAGCACTGGCGAGAATCTTCCACCGAAACTGTGAGGTTGTCGGTGTAATAGAGACGGCTCACGTGCGGCTTCCTGTGGACATGCTGCCTGTTATTACGCAGGAAGACGCACAGAACAAAGTGCGGTCAGAGCTGCGGGCACAGGGCATTCGGCTGAATCACATCGTTTCAGTGCGTCCGACTCAGTTCGAGGCGGGATTTTTTAGGCCGTAGGGTTTTCACGTAACACGGATGTTTCGATGGCTGGCGATTGGATCAAACTTCAGTGCACAACACCAGACAAGCCAGAAATTGTAAAGATGGCCGAGCTGCTGAACATCGATCAGGATGCAGTGCTCGGCAAGTGTGCAAGGTTATGGATTTGGGCTGATAGTCAATCTGTCGATGGTAACGCTCTCAGCGTTACAGATTCGTTTCTAGACCGTCTCACTTACTGCCCCGGTTTCGCTAAGGCGCTCCGTCAAGTTGGCTGGTTGTCAGGCCGCGAAGGCCTCCTGATGATCCCTAACTTTGGCCGACACAATGGCCAGACCGCAAAAAACAGGGCACTAACGAACGACCGTGTAAAAAAGAATCGCTCTGAATGTAACGCTACCACCGTTACAGAATCGTTACCAGAGAAGAGAAGAGAAGAGAAGAATATTGTTTCTAACGAAACAATATCTAAGTCGACTCCGTCGCGAGTGCTATTTGTCGCTCCGTCAATTCAGGATGTGATTGACTTCGTACTCGAAAAGCACTTGTGCGTTGACGCGGTCGAGTTCTGCAGTTTTTACGGCTCAAAGAATTGGATGGTCGGTAAAACAAAAATGAAAGACTGGAGACTGGCCGCCGTTGGCTGGGACTCCCGAAAACGAAAGGATATGGCAAGTGACAGACAGACACATCTCTCAGCAAACCAGAGGCGTGAGCAAACAACCGCAAACTCTTTCAACAAACTCCTCAGACAAGCATCAGGAGTACCAGTTTCTCCCGGCGGCGATTGATGGTGCGATGTTTGTTGAACCACTGGCCAGACTCGCCAGCTCAAAACGAACACTGGAACTCACAGACCACCAGACTGACACATGGGCCTCGGCGCTTTCGATTTACAAAGACACACCACAAATCGTGCACCGTGCAATTTTGCAACTGGCGACATCTGACGATCCTTTTCCTGACCTCGGAAAACTTTTGACGCTGTGTGAACGAATTCGTCGGCAACGCGAAAAGACTATGACTCAAAGCGGTGATGTGACTTTTGACCGAAAGACTGATTTAGCTGCAGCCTGGGGATTGAAGATATGAATGAGCACATTCCACGTTGCCAGATGTGCAACGGCACCGGTATCGTATCAGTCGTATTTTTCCGCCAGCGATTCACTGAAGGTGGCTGCCCTCTGGAAGACAACAAAGGACCAGCAGCCTGCAAATGCAGTCGAGGTATCTGGCTGAATAAACGCCGCTCAGACCATCCAGAAGGACGCCACTTGCCGCCGTTCGATCAGTCTGAAATGCGGCTGGACATACCCGAACCGCTGACATTAGAACAACGCGAATTGCTTTTGCGACGACTGAAACACCGCAACCCTTTGTTGCACGCAGTCATCACCAGAACTGACAAACGCATGGCCGAACAATACGCTGCAGAACAACGCAGTGCGTAAGGAACACACAAATGACAACACCAACCCCCGCCCAACAACTTCTCGGAAACGCTTTCCAATTATTTTCGAAAATCTTTTCAATCTGTTTGATTAGCCGTTGACGATTCAGACGAAGTAAGTAATACTTCCCTCAGTCGAACGCAACGCAAACAACCAGCAAGGAAAAGAACAATGACGACGACCAACGAAGTGCGAAACATGATCAAGCCATGGCTGACCGGAAACGACGAAAAAGACGCGAAGATGCTCAAGAATATGTTTCGAGGTGTTGGAATGAGCATCAGCGAATGGCGACAGGTTGTCAAAGAAACGAAAGCGGCAGCATGAGAGGTGGAGCCCGGAAGGGGGCCGGGCGAAAGCCCGGCCTCGGAGAAACGAAGGTTGACAAGAATATCGCCCTGACGCCCACGCTGTGGGCTTTTCTTATGTCGGGCGGGAATTCGGCTGGCCATGAAATCGAAACTCGCCTGCGAAAGTCTGCGGCGTTTAAATCGTGGCTGAAGAATCAGGTTTCAGAGTAGGCAGAACGACGGCATTCACCGGGTGCCGCCGTGAACGATTTCCATTTCTAAACCCGCGTTGTCAGCGGCTCCCGTGCAACGCTTTGTTATCTGGAGTTCTGACGTGAGTGATGTATACAAGGTCACGATTGAAATCATCAACGATGATGGAAGTACAGCAAAATGCGAAGTGGCAGGAAACCGCAACGAACTTGACGGAACTTTCGTGTTGGGGTCACTGGTCGGTCAAGCCGTTAATGGTGTATGGAATCAGGTTGAGTTTTGTGAGGGAGAGAATTTTGCAGAAGGGCTAAATGACTTCCTGCCTGAAGAGTTCAAGGTAGTAGTTCCTTCCAGATAACGACGGCATTCACCGGGTTGCGGCCGGTGACTCTATTCTTCAAGAACCGTGAACCGCAACTCCGGTGCAATGCTTTGTTATTTGGAGATTGCATCAGATGGATGCGAAGACTGGGCCAAAAACGGTTGAGGAACTCTATCGGGAACATGTGGGAAGAGTCGTACGCGGTCAAAAAGAAGAGTGGTCCGCCTGGCAATTCGCAAAAGCGGTTGGCGTAATTCTTGATGGTCCACAGGGATGCATTCAGTCGTTTGATTGCAATGCAGGAGATCACTCAGACGCCTGCCCTTCTTCCAAATAACGACCAAGATCACAGGGTGCGAAAGGAAGACTATGAGCACACACAACGGCGAGAATGAGCACTCCTGTGCATCGCCTTGTTCGCCTGCTGTTCCTGACGCTGTGGGTGAATGGGAGTTGACCCGACACGATGGTGAGGTCATAACCTTTGAGACATACGAATTACCAACAGGCCAACTGGTTGCGTGGTGCGAAGAGTGCGGGCTTTCCGGCGGAATAGATCATTCTTTATTCTGGGATGACGATGAATGGGTCGGTCATGTTCCGGTGTGCCTTATGTCTGACTGGGGCGATTTTCGACGAGTTTAATGAGTCAGGCGAACGCCCGGCGATAACCGGGCCTGAGAGGTAAAACGATGAGTACAGAAAACGCAGAGCCGAAGGCTCCGGTTGATCGCCTTGTTATCTGCAAAGAGTGTGATCTGCTGAATGGTCTGATGTTCGATCTGGAAAATCGTTGCTGTGATTTGCGGTGTCGGAACGTTCCGACTGGTGGTGATGATTACGACGTCGAATGGTTCGTGGTTGAGCATTACATGCAGGAACCACGAGAGCGCGAAATCGGCAGTGGGCGAAATGTGATGATGGCTCTCATGGCTGCGTTTTGCAGATAACGACAGCATTCACCGGGTTGCGGCCGGTGACTTTCTTTCTTCGAACACCGTGAACCGCAACTCCGGTGGAATGCTTTGTTATGCTGTTTTAAGGAGTGTCAATGTCAAGGGTGCAGTACAAATACTGGATGGTTCATTCGCGTGAGGGTGGACCGGCTGCAAAAACGTACGACGACTTCGGCACCGCGTTACAGGAGGCTCAACGTCTTGCGTCACAGCAACCGGGCAGGCGATTCGGCGTCATGGAACTTGTCGAATGCTGGGTAGTAGAGCAGCCAGAACCTCATTCAGTGCGAGTTGAGCACGCACCTCAAGCACAATCAGCATAACGACGGCATTCACCGGGTTGCGGCCGGTGGACTTCATTTTTTTAAAAACCGTGAACCGCAACTCCGGTGGAATGCTTTGTTGTGCTGCTTTGTATTGACACAGAAGAGCAGCGGTGTGATACTCGTGGAATAAGTCATCTGGCTAGAGATGATTTCAAGTTGTTCAAGGGCCGCAAGGCCTGAGAAGGAACCCTCCACAGGTCTAGCCGCTTGTGTGAGGGTTTTTTCGTAGGAACTTTCTCATGTTAAAGACTATAGCGTTTTCGGAATTGAATTTAAAAAAGCGGCAGATTGTGAACGTAAATCTGAAGCCTGCTGAAGCCGCAGCATTACTGCAGCACAATACGGACAACCGTCGAATCCGCCGCTCACTGGTGAAGTATTTGATTACTCAAATTTCCCAACAGGAATGGCGAGACGACCACCCACAGCCAATCGTGTTTTCGGATTCCCGTTTGATCGATGGCCAGCACAGATTGACAGCAATTTCTCAATCCGGCTGGGAGGATGGTTGCGTTGTGCGAATCGAAACTATGGCGAGCGACAAAGTGAGAGAATATCTCGATACTGGCGCTCCGCGTTCGCTGGCAGACCGCGTTTCTGTTGTCGAAAACCGGTCATATAATGAATGGATTATGAGGATCGTAAACGCCGCCACTGATGTGAAGTCTGGTGGCGGATCGACAGCAAAGCGACCTACCCCTGAAGATGCACGCGAATACTACGACGTTCACAAAACGGAAATGGATGCCGTGTACAGATCGTGGAAGAAAATTCCAGGACTCGGTATTTTTTCTGTCGCCCTTGCCGCAGTGGAATACGCAGCACTGGACACCGAAAAGGCTATCGCATTCTATGACGATTTTTTCACGCCTGCGGGGCACATAAATCAAGCGCAGATTTTAAGAGACGCACTGCTGCGCAATGCCGATGGCCATCGCACCGGACGTAAACGCAAAGAACTGTATGAGAAATCGGTTTCGTGCATGAAGGCTCACATGGAAGATCGCGAGATTAAGCGAGCTGTGTGTGGCACGTGGTAAGGGTGGCGAATGGCTGGCAGGACGCCAGCCACGTTCGGAGCAGACAGGCAGGCAGGATGCCTTGTTCTGTCAGCACAACGACGGCATTCACCGGGTGCCGCAGCCCGGTGTGGATTTTTGAAAACGGATGGTGCGGCACTCCGGTGCAATGCTTAGTTATGCCGTTTTTTTTGGAGTGGTGATGAAGATTCAACTAGAGTTTAGCGGAACCAGTAGTAATGCGATGGAATGCGTTGAGGAACTGCGATTGGCAGTGAAGGCCACAGGATGGCAACCATCGTGGATAATGCTTGCGATGATTTTGCGTGAACTTGAAGTGCTTGACGATGAGGACTGGCCGTCGGATGTTGCTGACGAACTACTGGCAATGATTATTGAAAAATTCGCAGATATGGAACGCAACAGTTTGTCCGCATAACGACGGCGTTCACGTGGCCGCCGTGAACGATTTCAATTTCTAAACCCGCGTTGTCGGCGGCTCCCGTGCAACGCTTTGTTAGCAGGTGTTTTTATGTTGCTGAGACGCGCGATTGATGTGGTAGAGTTTTCAGAGGAACAGGTCGGGACCGCGATTGCAAGGGCCAGCGATGAACAGCAACGATACGTTCTAATCGCAATGGCGAACGCTGTCGACCGAATGTCGATTGAGGGTGGGTCGTGGCCGTTTCAGTGCCGGGCTATTGTTGATGGTTCCTGTGGTCCGGGAAGCGGGCTGTCAGCGAATGACCGTAGCCGTATCGCGTCAATGCTGGATTGTTTACTGGATCATCTGCGGGAACCTGTGTCATCCTGCTAACGCCCGGCGATAACCGGGCTGATTGAATTGAAAGGTGAGCAATGCAACGAGACCACAAAGGACAACCGATGACATACTGGGGTGGAAACCCGGACGGTCAATCAGCTCCGTGTTCATCGCCTTGTTCACCGCCGCTTTTCGTCACGCTGGAAGACGTCATACAATCACGGCTGCAATGGCTGAAAGAGTATCAGGGGCCAGTGGTTGCATGGGTGCCAGTTGGCGATTACCTGTCCGTTTTTTGGGAGGACGCGGCGTATCACGCTGTGCCCGTGAGTAATGATCTGACGTTGTATATGGCTATCGATGACAATCGCGTTGTTGGATGCAAGGTTCATTGCCTGACGCAGGTGATGTGTAAGTCAGCGCGGTGAACGACGGCGTTAACCGGACCGCGAGCGGTTGACGCTGATTCTGAAAACGCCTGATTCGCGGTTCCGGTTCAACGCTTTGTTATCGTGCGTTTGTTGGTCTCGGAAATATTTTCGAAAACTTTTCCTGATTGCTTGATTGTGTATTGCACATTCATCCGATGATGGTAATATTCCTTCATCAGACGTGCGACGCAAAACGACCAACAAGGAAACGAACAATGACAGAAGTAGCAATGAAATCAGACATCGTTAAAGAAACCGAAAAAGCTATCTGCATCGACTACGCACGCGAACGACAGATTTGGTTGCCAAAGAGTTGTATTGAAATTGTGGACGGTATTGTGTGGGCTAAAAAGTGGATTGCAAAGCAAAACGGAATCGGATGCTTTAACCGAAGGACAGTAACAGTATGAGTGGCGGACAACGTGAAGGGGCCGGGAGACCGGCCCCATTGGGGCGCAAGGAGACATGCACGGTTCGCCTGACTCCGGATGTTGTAGAGTTTTGCCGTCAGCATAAAAACGGGTTCCCAGTGCTGGAAGAAAAGCTACGCAAGTCAAAAGAGTTTCGGGAATGGTTGGCCGCACGCAGTCGCAGTAAGGAATCCGCATGCGAATAGTTCAAGCAAACCTTTGTTTAAGGTTTCACCCTCGATGCGGATGGACACGTGAGGCAGTCAGGCAGTTGCTGCGTGACGATAAGCGTCTAGAGCGGGTGATGCCGCGATATTTCGACGCGAGAGACAAAGCCGGACAGGGCAGCAACGAACTCGCAGACGGGTTGCCGCACGATGACTGCGATTACTTCGCAGTCTACGGAGCGTGCGAACCGTTTTCCGCTGCTGCGTTGGCAGAGCATGAGATTGTGTGATCCGTCACGATAACGCCCGGCGATAACCGGGCGGGGAGTAAAACATGGAAAACCAAAATCAGGCTGATACCGCTCCGGTTGATCGCCTTGTTATGCCGTGGGATCGGGACGTAAACACACTGACGAAGTTTTGTGAACAGGCTGCTATCGTGCACCTTTTAGACACCGGAACTCACACGGCTGCGACTCTAAAGCAGGCGCTGTGGTGGATTCAGTTTCTTGATCAGTTCAGGAAAACGGTTGAGAACGTGCATCAGGCTGTGTCGCAACTGTCACCAGAACAGCAAGATGTTATTACTGCTGCCTGCCGAAACACTGCGGGTATCTGTTTCTGTGGCAATCATGGATCCTCAGACAGTGGTGTCGATTTCGGTGATGGTGGTGAGTCAGTGTCATCGGCATAACGACCGGCGATAACCGGGCGGACGGTTGATTTTCTACGCGATGACCGGCTGAAGCCGCTCCGGTTGATCGCCTTGTTATGCGGCTTTTGTAAGGGTGACATATGGATATTCAGCGATTGAGAAATCTGACGACTGGCAAGTTGCATACAAAGATGGGGGACATTTACGAGGATCTCGGCTTCATTGTCGGCGACGATGGGTTGATGACACACATGCTTCCGCGAGTGATGCGAGCGATTGAGTCATGGTTGCGTGAGCAGGTGACAGACCCTCGATTCTGGGACGGTCAGTACGACACGACTCACACAGGGGACTATCCGTTGCGAGCGATGACGCCAGAGGAAAACAAGGCCGCACTGGAGAGATACGCGGCGATGCCGAATCCACTGGCGGGCAAGGAAGTGATTGCGGTTCAGGTTTAGTCCGCATAACTTTGAATTATCAGTCCCAGTGATATCCCCATCCGACCCCGCAAAAACGCGGGGTTTTTATTCGGCTCGACCAAATATTACTCGCAGAGTCAGGTACATGATAACGACGTGCGCGTAATACGGGCGGAATATCACTCGCGCAGGATAAACACAGCGAGCCGCTGCGATTGCTCGCGGCGGCTCTCCCGGTGCTGTGGTGTCGGCCTGCATGCCTCTACGACAGTCGGTGCTTTCTTGCAGTAGATACGGCTCTTTCAATCGTCCAGCCATACTTGATTCGCTGAGCAATCGTAGTCCTAGAGACTCCGCATGCTTTAGCCCATTGGGTAATATTGCGCGATACTCCGTTGATCTGTATAACGGTGCCAGATTTTACCCGTGAAGGTGCTCGCGGAGTCTTTCTTTGAACACGTCGCGAAAGATCATTACGTGATGTCCATCCACTATCCAAACGATTTGTCAGCGTTCTACGACTAACGCCAAATTCCTCTGCCCATTCTGATAGATTTTTCGTAACTCCTTCAATCGTAACAGAGCGGCAATTGCTTCGATTTCTATTCTGTTGAGTCTTCGTTTCCCATCGACAATTTTCTTTGCAGTAACCTTTATTGTTATCGATTCGTCCGAGAGACATGCCTTCTGGCCTCGGTCCCATATCACGCACAAAACACTCAAAAGAGAGCCATTCGCTACACACTTTCACACCTTTTGCCCCATATCTCTCATACGCCTGATCGGCCTTGCTTAGGCATCTTTTTTTCATGCTTATCCATGTGCTGTATTCTCGCCTCACTATCGCTACTCCTGCCGATCGGGTAAAGACGTTTCGAAGGCTTTAGTATACCAGCCAGATACACACGGTCCTAAAAGTTTTCATGAAATACTAAGAGACGGTCCGGTGCTTTCAGGGTGTGACGACGCTCCACGTTTTATCTAAGGACGCATGCTGCGTTACAGTCGCTCCGCTTTTTGTCAATCGTTTACATAACTCCGACACGTCGGGACGTTGTGAATCATCCAGAAACACTGTTCCACCATTTGCGATCACGGCAGCCGCGTATTTGTACGCGGGAACTCTTGAGTGATTATGTGGGCCATCGATTAGCAGGACTTTCGGTATATCCTTTTCCCACTGCACGTTTTGATACCAGCCGTCCTGAATTGGTGTGTGAGTCACGGATTCATGTAAAGTCGCCCATTTAGGGTTTTGTTCGTATGCGACATGCCGTGCGCCGTCAAATGCGAACGTAGACACTCCAGAGCCGAACTCAGCAGTGGACATATTTGGTGCAATCACAGCCCGAATTGCTTGCCATAAATCTGACGACAACCCAAACGTAGGAGACATCCCCGCTTTAACGCATTTATTCACGGCATGCTGATACTCCGGTGATTCATTTTTCTTCGGTTGTGGCAATCGCAACTGTTCACGCAGTGGCTTTTTGAGATCTGCACAATTCTTGCAGTTTCTTTTACCCTTATTTCCGCCATGATTTATCGCGGATGTGGTTGCGATGTGCTGCGCTGGGGAGGGTGTGACAAACCACATTTCCTTCCCCATCGCATTCATGATGTGCCCGATCGCCGTATCGCTATTTTGAATCAATGCACGATTCTCTTTGCGCCTAGCCATCACCTCGTGACGATTTCTGACTGGAGGAACACCGAGCCATTTCGCTGTCAATTCGTGTTGTAACACATCTATAAGTGTCTGCCGTTGCCACAACATCGCACACGCTCCCCACAATGCGCGGGTACGCACGCGATGCAAACCATTAACCTTATTTTTCTGATAGTGCGATGGCGTGTATAAACTAACGAAACCAGTGTTGGATGATGGCCACAAATACGGCTCCAATACTCGTTTCGTTTGCGGGTGCAGTGAAACATCGTCCTGCAGCATCAGGATTGTTTCTGCACTCGTGTTTTCTATAGCCCATCGTGCCGCTTGTCGCCAGTTATCCCACACGCCTTTTCGAGTGTCGTTTTGGATCGTTTGCGCATTGACATGAATCGAATTTGGTTCAGCGAAAATCACTGGTTCCATATTCATCAATCGCACCGATGCTATCGTGCGTTTGATCGTAGGAATAGGCCGTGGCGCGGTAGTGATCACAACACACCATGTCTTGTCACGCTGACTGACTGGTGCGGTATCTACTTCCTCGCACACAGAGCACACATCACGTTCAGACATCAACAATGCACACTGCTCGGCGTACCCCAGCACACGGGCGAAAACACAGTCCTGACAAATCACCGCCGCGACTGTGCCCGTGTGTTTAATCTGCTTTGTGTTTAGGCAGATCACACGGTCGGGCTGTGTAGATGGCCTTCGAAAGGAACAAGGTTTCATATTGGGGTCAACGTAACAGGCAGCGTTGTGTTAGTGACTGGCAAAGAACACGAGGCAAAGCCACCCGCAGATAAAACTGCACTGAAATCTAAAGTGATTGGCGCGAGGCAATTAAACGCGGTCGGAAAATATTTGCTGTAACGAAACGTCGTGCGACGATCCGCACCGAATGCGTCAATTGAACTCATATAAAACTCAATTCGCCATGTTTTGCTAGCGACAACACCACCACCACTAGACATGAACAATTTTACGCGAGGGCCTAACATGTCGGTGCAGGTAGCCACGCCATTAACCGGGTGATTTAACCTAATTTGTACCTCACGCTCGGCTGAGGAAAATTCGCAAGGCCCGGTTTCTTCAATAATTAAATCATTGGCAAATGCCGCTTTCGCACATGCACATTGAGCATTTGTCGCACCTAGTACAGCGTCCCATGTGACGAGATAGCGTTTCGCGTACACGCTATCGATACATTTACCGTCAGCACAGGCATTGCTGAGAGTGGACAGTAAACTACTGGACGAAGACGAACTGGAACTACTGGACGAAGACGAACTGGAACTGCTGGACGCATCCGAAGAGCTACCATCGCGAAGGCATGTACAGCACCAGTTTAGAAACACACTGACCCCCTGTGTTATGCACCGGAAGAGCTGCTACTTCCGGAACCAGCGGGGCCACAATCCCCGAAGAATATCCAGTGACCATCTACCCAGTGCGCAATACCAAATGTATTTGGTTGATATGCGGCATATTCCGAATGATTCCAAACCTTTATTTTTTCCACCTCATCGGATGCCTCAGTGTACTCCTCTTCCTCCACAGACCAATCGCATCTGGTGGCGAACGTCCATGTTGGACCTGTTAAAGCATGTGTTGCAAGCGTTAAGGCGTAATCTAAGATAACTGCAATCGGTGGTTGCGTTCCGGTTGGTCGTGGCCCTTTACCAGTGCCACTACTGCCCTGCTGAGTGCGTCTCAGATAATCCTGCCACACAAGGCGAGCTTGTTCACCAACTAATGCTGGAATGTTCTCAGCCAATTGTATCAGCCTTTGATATCAAGTGCGAAATCAATGTTTCCGATTGTTGGTATGACCGCTGAGGCACTTGCTGCGTCTGTACACGCGATCGCGATCCGAACATCAAGAACGTCACCTTTTTCCAATGTCGTCGGCGTGATCGTAAATGACTTGTCCGCGAACGTCAGACTGTTGATTGACTGTGCCGACGTTGCACACAAATCGGATCCAATCGCTCCGGTTTTGTCGTGTTTAAAACAAACTACGTCCACCGTGCACGATGTATCTGCAATCGTCGTTTTCATACCAGCTGACAGCACCAGAGACACCGTTTCGCCGTCGTCGTAACATTCAGGCATGACGAACGTAAACCGAGCGTATCGTGTAGTGGCTCCCGCTGCTTTTAGGTCACCCGCCTGTACCATTGGATGAGCGGTTCCAAACGTTCCGCCGATTAACGCGAGATCGTCAGTAGCTGCGGTGCCCGGCAGGCTTGTATGGAACGCATCCCACACGCGCAATTCAGTTAACGCAACAGGACACCTCACTGCGGCATCCTGCTCCAGCACGGTGCTTCGCGTTTGTGCACTAATACCAGTATTCGGCACTGATAAAGTGCCTCGCACGGTGGCATTGCCAGAAATTGACAACGAGTCTGCGGATATCCCCATCGTATTGCCTTCACACTAAACCTAAATCCGAATAAGGAAGCGAACCGTACACTTGCGTATATTTAAAAAGCGGTGTGTTCACGTTGGTTTCTAATGTACCATCCGATTTCAACAGAACAGGCTTTGCTGTCTCTACGCTTTGCGCGTCCGTTGCTCTCCGCACATCATTACCGATTTTTACGTAATATCCCTCATGCGTCCATCGCTTATACCATGCCTGCGCGGCTGTGGCTCCGGCCAGTGGTGCCCTAAACTGAATGCGTGCGGTTACGTCCCATCCGCCCTGTGGAGCACCGAAAAAGAATTGGCTTTTCGCGGAAAACCCTACCAGTCGAGCGGTTCCAGGCGGCCAGCCGAGAAAGGTGTCTGAGTTTGTAGAATGCCTGTATGCAGAGATCGCATAGGTGTTGATATAGTTGAACCGTCGACGAATGACGCATGTTTGATCTGCGAGTTCCATCGTCAAGCCTTCGACCTTTTCGCCATTTGCGGTGACTATTGCCCGCCCATTAAAATCGCGATCAATTGGTTCCGTAGACGTTACATCTGACCATTCCACATCAACGGCATAGGCTTCACTGTTGTAGCTCGGATCTGGAACGCCTTCATAAACTACGGTGACAACCCATAACGTCGGCCCAATTGGTTTCGGTGTGAATATTTTTGCATAAGCAAACACGCCACTTGGATGCTGTTCCCCGATAGACGGTATGCCGACTGCTGTTAACGGCACCGTGATTCCGTCGCCAATTTCGCACAGCACCTGCCATGCTTCTGTGATTGAGTATTTGGCGGAATACAATGAGAAATTTTCAGCGTTAAACGTTCCGCTTGTCGTACTCCACATTTTTGTGACGTTAATTACGCTCATGACACGGCCACCAGTTTTGAACCTTTGGCTGTGTTCTCAGCAATCTTTTGCTGCAGTTCCAAGTTTTTTGCATGCAGCTTCGCGATTTCTTGTGTGTGCTTCTGGGTTTGGTCGAGAATCTTGTTCGTCTTGTCCATCGGGTCCGAGCTGCGCCCGCTAGTTAGCAGTCGTGATTCGCTGGCCATCAATGGCCCGGTTTCCTTTGGCTTCTCCATTGGGCCTTTGTCTTTTTCCAGTGCGGATTCTGCTGCAGCCAGTTTCTTCGCGGTGGCTTCGTCTACGCCCTGATTGATTAACGCCTGAGCCTTTGCTGCTTCCTTGCCCTGTTCAGCTTCCAGTTTTTTGAGTGCCAGCCGTTCCTGCTCTGCTTTGACGAGGTCAGCAATCCGTTGTTTTTCTTTAGCCGCGTCCTGCGCGTTCGTCTCTTCGGCTTTCGCTTTATCCTCTTTGGCCTGCAATGCTGATTCAGTAGCCGCGATCTGCTTTGCTGCTGCTTCTTCGACGCCCTGAGCAATCAACGCCTGCACTTTTGCAGCCTCTTTGCCTTGCTCTAATTCCAGAGCACGCAACGCGAGCCGTTCATGTTCCGTGCGGACGATACCCTCGATTCGATCGCGTTCACGTTGTGCGTCCTGAATGGCTTTCTCTGCCGCTTTGGCTCGTTCTTCCTCCGCACGCTTCTGAGCCTCCTCTAGTTCCTTCTGTGCCTCGGCCTTGGCAATAATCGCGTCGCGTTCTTTCAGCAGTCGCTCCGCTTCTCCACGATCTTCAATGGTCGTGTTGCGAGCGGCATCGAGCAGCAACTGTTCCTCTTTGGTTGCTGCGAGGTATTCCACTTCCTGTTTTAGCTGGGCTATGTACGCTTCTGATTTGTCCTTCGCTTCGTTCGCTTTGGCGAGTTCTTCATTTTGCCGAGTACGCTCCGATGTGATCTTCTGCAGTTCGTCGCGTTCATCACGAAGTGCTGCCAGTCTGGCTTTGTCGTTTTCCAGTTGTTCCTGTGCTTGCTTCGCGTACTCTTTACGGTTGCCAGTGATCTGCCAGGCGTCCGCCCAATCGTCGACAGCTTTCTGCGACACGGTGACGTTTTTGCTGACTGCGTCAATGTCTTTGTTCAGCGTGTCCAGTAACGCTTTGTACTCTGCCCGTTTCTTGTCCGGATCGCGAATGAGTTCGATATCCTCTTTCGCGTTCTCCATCATGACGGATCGCGTTTTCTGCAGCCGGTCTTCGAGTTCCTTAGATGCTTCTTTGGCGCGTTCCAGTTCGCGGGTAAATTTCTTTGTTTCAAAAATCACATCGCCGATTGCTTTTCCGATGGCTGAACCGATGGTGGCGGCGAGTGCGACCAGCCCGAGCTTAAAGGCGAGTGCCCCGGCTTTGCCAGCCTTCGAGACTTCGCCGAAAGAACTGATCTTTTCAGTTGCTCCTGCCAACTGCGAAGCAAAATTGCCGAGTTCTGTGTTGCCGGTTAACTGTGCCAGAGTCCCGACTAATTCGGTCGTTTTCTTCGCGTTGCCGCCCACGTCCTTCATGGCTGCGCCGGTGTTGTTCATCTTGGCGCTGATTTTGTCCTGAGCTGCGGCAAACTGTTCTGCTGACAACGCACCATCGCGGTGCAACTGGTTGAGTTCTTCCAGTTGTTTTGCGTACCTGTCGGCAGGTTCTTCGAGACCGGACAAAATTTGACTCACTCGCTTGAGTGACTTGTCCATATTCTCCGCGGTTGTGGCAAACTTCTGCGAAGCCTGGTCGTCAGCTTTGATAAGTATTTCGACTGCTTCGCTCATTCGCTACTTTTCTTTCTTCCGACTCGAAGAACTGAACAGCGTCGATAAAACTTGCTGACTGATCTAACACGCCGCCATTTATTGGCGGCATCCCTTTCCCGAACAGGTCAATCAGGTCAATTGACGTCACAATCGACCGACAATAACCGTTCGGGCATCCTTCAACAGTAAACACACCGTCCTGACAATCTTCGCACCCGCCACCGTTGCATGACGGGCATTCGATTTCCAGCAGGTTTGGTTTTTCGCTGACGTCTCGACACTGACCACGGGTGCAACTTCTACAGATCATTCCGCCCCGTATCAGCGCCGCTACTCTGTACTTTTTTTTTCGTCCTGTGTGATATGCTGGTTATACATCGCCTTTCGAAGTACTTCCCGAGCCTCGCTATATGTCAACACGTCCCGCAATGCGTCTGGAGTAAATTCCATTCCGTTCATGTGCTTCCAACCGACAACAACCGTGGACAACACTTTGCACGTTTCGTCGAACAGATCAGAGATTGAAACGTCATCATCTTTTGTCCACAGTTCCAACACAGTCCCGATGGACTGCTGACCTCGCATAGACTGCGACCGCGCAAAGAACGTCGGCCTGCTTTCTGCTGGCTTATCTTTGTCAGTGTCCAGAACGATTGGGTATTGCTGACCCGGTTCGAATGAAATCGGCATACGTTTCCATCAGTCAAAAGTAATTGTGAGTTCTGTATCCGCACTGCTGCCCTGAGTCGCCAACCATGTCAGGTTGTCGATCATCATGTCCGAGCGGTTGCCCTGCTGCTTGTTTTCCAGCTGGGCTTTCGGTGCTGCGATCGTGATGGATGTTCCGGTCGTGCCGACTCGCATTGAGAATGCCTGAGCGGATGACGTGAGCCACAGTGCATCACGGTCCTGAGTCGCTACCAGTTCCGACTCTGGATCTGCAGTGATTACTGGTGCCCTGTTCGTAACCAACGCAGACACGTATCCAGAACGGTCGGTAGCGTTGACACATTCCCGCATGATGACGCTGTTGCCTGCGTCTACTTCGACGTTCGACGTGCACAGGTTAACGCTGTTCCACGTCAGAGCACCGGCAGCGAATCGCAGCGGCGAAACTGTCGGATAGGTCGGAGCAATGAGGGCTGTGTCTGTTTCGTTGCTGGAGTATTTGCCCGTGAAGGTAAACTCAATGTAAGCAACCTTGCCAGTCGGACAGACGATCTTCCACGTGCCCATTGCACCGGACAACAGCGTGCGTTTGCCGTCTTTGTAGTGGCCGATGGTCAAGGTTTTAACGTCGGTGCCCGGTCCCACAGACTTTGGCGAGAACACGCCCGCCGTTTCGACCCACCCGCACGCTGGCAGCAGGACACTGGCCCAATTCGGAATGTCAGTGCCGTTGTAAGTGAGATCGTGAATGATGGTGCAGGTGCCCGTCATGCCTTCAGCAATGCTAGTCAGGTAGTTAAACCCACCCTGACCTTCACGGCGAGTAAATGCGACGTTTGGCTGAATCATGAAGTCGCGAGCGTTGTAAACGCCTTCAGCACCGGTCAATGATTCGGCTGTTCCAATCGTCGTTTCCGTCTTTGCAGCGAATACCGCGCGACGTCGTAGCAATGGCATGAGTTCTTTCCCTTATGTTTTGACGAGACCACTCGCGCGGAGTACGTTCAGGTTAATTCGACGATCGATCTGCTTGCGGAGTTCCGCTTCAACTGCTTTGGCTTGTGGTGCCGCTAAACTGTTCTTGACGTATGCGCCCCACGCTGACACGCCTTTGATCTGTATAATCGGTAGACGTTTTTTGCCGACCCGCTTAAATGCGTTGCCTCTCCAACTGGTTTTGACTGCTCCTGGTTTCGGCCCTAAAAAAGCACCGCTCACGCTTCCTCTGCCGCCTCGCTTACTGATATTAAATGTCACTCCGGTCTTGTTCTGTTTCGCTCCGAAGTGCCGCAGACCGAGTCGCGAAGTCTTCTTTAACGACACAACCGCAGACAAGTTTTGCTCTGTTGCACTCGCTCGAATGCTCAACGGCTTTTCTGATTCCTCTTTTTTCAAGTTAACCGTAGCCCGAATGCCGCGACCCATTTCCAGCTTCGTCTTTTTGCTTACCTGATTGATTGCAGCAGCCAGTTCCTTCTTCATCTTCTTGCCCACGCTGGCCGATGCCGTCGCGAGCTTCTGCAGTTGGTTCTGATCGATTTCAATTGCCAGCATCAGTTGCGTACCGTGTACGGATCACCCTCGGAAACTCGAAACGTCACAATGACCGGAACTGCGATTCCATCATATCCACCGTCAGACGTTGCTGTGATTTGCGGCCCAAAGTCTGCATTGATCGCGTTGCCGTCGAACGTGTGCCATGTGCCTGATGTTCTGATCGCCTTGTGAATCGCCGCTTCTGCGACATCCTCATATAGCTCCACTGGTGTCGGGTCTTTTTCGCTCGGAGCGATATGCACCCGCACCAGAAACGTTTGCTGATATGCGATCGCTGGAGGATTGCCGGGGCAGTCCAGGTCATTGACTCGTGTGATTTCTCCACGAGTCAACACAATCAAACCGTGTGCCGGTGTGTACGTTGCAATCTTTGTCGGACGCACCACGTTCGTGAACGTAAATGCGTCGTTCGGTTCTGTGATCAATGCTTCCAACCGTGTAAAAATCTCATCGGAGATTTTTGTGACGATTGGTTTTTCAGTGATCACCGACATATCAGCACCAGCATTCCCTCGTCGTGCTCAGTCAGCATCTGCACCGATACTTTCCGAGCTGTTTCGCCGATACGTGGTGCAAGTTCAATTTGATCACCACCAGTATCGAGTTCTGCACTGGTGATTCCAGTGGTGACGTTATTTGCTACTCGCACCTCAAATTCAGTCAGAATCTGCTCGTCCGGATTGAACGTAGCCACCTGATTGCGGATGACGACAGCCTTGATTGTTCGTGGCTGTCGCACCGCAGCAGTGTGGAATCGATGCGGGTGGTATGTCACTGTTTCAGCAAAATGATCGCTGTTGAGAAACACCGTTCCCGCATCAGTTACAATCCGGCCTGCAAGACTCATCGACGTGACACAATCTTCACATAGTCGACCGTCAACGCGTCAGTGTTGCTGTCGCTGGTCTTCTGAATCTGAAAGATTGGCTGCAGCCCGGATGAATACGCTGACATCGTGAACGTTTCAGTGCCGACCTTCACACCGTCAATGTAAAACTTGACGTCAGACTTGCCGCCGCTGAAATCGATCACGAATCGTTTGTAGGTCGAACTGAGCGACACGCCTGTTGAGTTATCGTCATTGTCCGTTGTTCCATCGTCGGTTTCGACAACGACTGCATTGCTGCCAACCAGTTTAAAAAACGCATTTGCCGCGACTGCGTCAGGATCGTCCGCACGAGCCGACCCAAGGCCCATCACAATCGTTGTTGCACTGTCGAGAGTGGCGGTGACCTTTGCCCGGAATTCCATACGAATGATGGAATCGATATCAAAGTCCAGAGCGTCGTTAAAATGCAAGCAGACGTTTTCAACTTCCGTCGTGGATGCCAGCGTCAGTGTCGCCTCACTGGTGCCCTTTGTATAGGTCGGAGCACCGGAGCTTGATGTGTCATCTACCAGCCACGCTGTGGCTGGATCCGCTGACGTCGGGAAGGCCGCCACTGCCCCGTTGAAATCATCATAGAATTCCTGAAAATCCTGAATACCAGCCATCGGCTTTTACCTTTCAAACAACGGTTGTCGCATTCCGCTACGTTGTGGAGATGCTTTTTCAAAATGCCCGGCTGACTACACAGCCAGCCGGGCGAGATCATTCACCCGTCGATCATGCACCGTTGTGCTTGTACAGACCACGGTAATCAATCGCAGCAACACCGAACGTCTGACGAACCTTGTTCTTGTAGACGTCCTTGTCGAAGTCCCATTCAGATTCAAGAACTGGAGACTGTTCGCCTTCCAAAAAGGTAATTTCCACGGTGTCGACCTGGCTGTTGTTCGCTGCCAGGTACCATGCCGTTGAACTGTTGGCGTCGAGCAGTGGCTCAACGATAACTTTCAGCGGTCGGTCTCCGTTTGGTCCGTAGATGTTCTTCGTGTTGCTGTTACCAGCGGCAGAACCACCAACAGACGGATCCGCAATAGATCCCAGCAATTGCAGTGCAGTTGCGCTGATAGCCGCTGGCACAATCAGAAATGCAGGCTGAATGTTCAGAATGACGTCTGAACGCAGCCCCTTCTTCGTCATCATGCTGATGTACGCAGTGTTCAGAGTGGAAACACTCGGAGCACCGGCACCAGTCGCATAGTTAGCGTGACCGCCTGTAGTGGTTTGTGCTGTCGCATTGAACAGCAACCCGGCATCGGCCATTGCTGCATTGGCAGTCAATACACCATATACCGCCTGATTCTGCAGACGTCGGCAGGCGGCTCCCTGCATTGCAGGGATACGGCTGATCGCGTCCAGATCATCATTCACAACGGTTTCCCATGTGATCGTGAACATGTTGCCGTATTTGTTGACTTTGTAGGATTCCTTTGCATCGCTCATCGCTGCGTCGGGATATTCCTTGCCTTCCGGAACCATTTCCGGTGTGCCCATTTCACTGAAGCGAATTCGATTCAGTGTCTTGAAGTCGCTGGTAGTTCCCGCATCACGTGCCCACATCGACCAGGTATAGGGAGCTTCCTCGTATCCAGCCAGAAGGGTCTTGTTTGCCGCATCCAGCAGCAGGTTCGCGAAACTGCCGGTCGTGTGGTACGCATCACGCTGGATTCGGAACCGGTTCATCGACCCCGGGTGACCCATTGCCACAAGTGCGATGTCTTTCGGAGCCATCCGGCGAACATCGCAACCCATCTTTTCAGCGTACATTTCAGCCATGCGGCTGAGCTTCATGTTTACGAAGTCCTGATGTCCTTCAGCCGGTTTTGTTACTGCGGCACTGCGAATGCCGCCCTGTCGGAACGTTCGCATGATCAGGCCATCTCTGGCCGCTGCAAATAACTTGTCGTCAGCAGATTCGGTTAATGCCACTCTGTCGGAACTCTGTCCAATCGGTGTTGTTGCCATTTTTTGTAGGATCCTTGCTCGTGCTGTGTTGAGGTCAATGCCTTCATCGCAGAGCGAGTCGGCAAACGATCGTTCGATTTTGTGCTGAGAACACAACGCCTGAATTTCTTTGCGCCGGGTCTGGTCTGCTTTCGCGTAAGCTTGAATGGCTCGTGCGATGGACTTTTCCACAGTCTTTGGATCCTCTTCAGTTGCAGCAACTGGTGCGGCTTCGCTCGCTGGTGCTGCTGCTGAATCGGCTGCCATCACCTTCTTTGCGGGATCTTCCGTCATGGAGTTTTCCACCATGTCTTCTGCCTCTGGCTCGGTGTCTGGCTTCATCTTGCCGACAACCCAGGAGAGAATCTGATTCGGATCGACCATGCCTTCAGGAAGTCCCATTGCCGTAAGCTGGCTCAACAGTGCCTCGTCCATTCTCTCAACCTTTCTTTCGAGGTCTGTATACGACCTGCGTACTGTGGAAAGTTCGTCCGCACCAGTGGCACAGATCGAAGCGTTATGCGGCTGCCATCGCGTGTGGATAACTGCCGGACCATCGATGACAGCCCCGCGACTTGTCGTGAACGACTTGCCGTGAGGAATGAACAGTGATTCAAGAGGCAGAGCGGTGATTGAAAAGTCAGTGATGTGCCCTTCATTCATTCGCTGGCAGATCAACTGAGCTTCCGGATCACTCGCAAAACTGGGAGTTCCGTGTAACTCGCCATTGACTACCTGCAAACTGCGGACGCTTCCAAAAATGTTCCGCACCGTCGAATCATCGTGAGAATCGACAATCGGAATCTGAGCTTGATTCGTGCGGAGAACAACGCCTTCCATCAGCAGTACTTCGCTGATTACATAGCCACGCTCTTCGTCGTAACGCCGTACCGGGGTCTCTGTGGCGATCACCACATCAGATACACCGTTTCCGTACCCGACCGAGCGCAGAACAACGCTTGTGCGTTTCGCTTTCGGTATCGTCGGAAGTTTTCCCGGCTTACGTGGCATCCGCTGCCATCTCCGTTTCAGGAACCTGAGTCATGTCTGTGTCAACAGTTCCATCCAGTGCATCAGTAATCAGGGCACTCGCAGTCGCTTCTGTCAGCCCCAGTGTCTGTAAAAACACTCGTGCTTTGGTCTCAGTTGCAGTGCCTGCGATCAGCTCAGCAAGGATGTCTTCAATCGCTTTACGATTTCTACCCCACTGCAGCCGCGACATGTCAGACATTTCGCCGGTCGGTTGATTCGCTGTGGTATCTGCAATGGCTGCAGCACCGGTGGCCGATAACTGCTGAGCCTCTGCCTGAGCGGCTTCCACGTTCGCCATGTCGGCGGTAACCAGTCCCAGAGATCGCTTCAGTTTTTCTTCTTTGGCTCGCTGGTAGAACACGTTTCGCCAGTTCTTGCCACGCTGCCCGAGTTCGTCTTGATATGTGCTCTGGAATGACGTCAGTGCGGAATCCGATGCAGATTGCTCGCTTTGTGGGTCGACCCATTCCCATGCTGGCGTCTGCCACTCGACAGCGGTTGACGTTCTGCGATCGGCGAGAATGTCCGTCATCGAGGCAAATCCATCCACGCCAGCCGTTGCAGCCTGATCATTGAACCGGTCCCAAACCGGCTGGCAGCAATGCTGCACCATATATTTCTGCCATCGGCGAAAACGTCGACGGTCTTCAAGCATGCTCGTTCGGCTGCTGCTGTAACTGGTGCCGCTGTAGTTGCGGGAGACGACTTCGTAACTCAGCCCCGTGCCGACGCTGATTCCTCGCAGCATGAGGTTAATCCACGGCTCAGATGCGGAGTTCGGTCGACCGGGATTGATTGACTCGATGGATTCACCTTCGTTCAAATAGGTGACCATCGCCGGTTCGAGATACTCCAGCCGGTTGCCGTTCACGTCGGTTGACTCTGAATCAGTCGACGGCATCAGCCCCGCACCGGGACGGCCATTTGTTTTGATGGCGATACCGAAACAAGAGGCGACTGCGGAAGCCTGAATTTCGTTATCGACGTATACGCCGAGATCCCGCAGCCATGACATGACAGGAGCAAACCACGACACGCCGCGAGTCTGCCCGATACGATCCATCCGGTACAAATGCAGAATGTCTTTTGCGTCGATGCGTTCTGGTTCTTGACGTCCGGTGGTATATGGCCCGTTTGGATGCTCAGGATAAATCCAGTATGCGAGCGGTTTCCCGAGTTCGTCCAGCTCCACGCCGCGTGTGATGCGGTTTCCGTCTGTGCTGCGGACCTTGTATGTGTCTTTCTCAGTCGCGAGCCTGTCGGCTTCAATCAATTCGATCGCAAGGGGCACCGGGCGATAAATCCCGCGATATTTAAGCGATGGCGTTTTGACCAAATGAATCAGCACTTCACCGGCCTCGACCATCTCACGCTGTGCGAGCTGCTGGATCTCTGCAAAATTCAACCGTCCGTTGACGTCGCAGACCTCGCACCATTCCGACCAAACCTTGTCGCGTGATTCGTTTACGTCTTCAATGTCGGTTCCTTCAGGCGTTTCTACCTGAGATTGAGCAGTGATACCGCAACCGACCACTGAACTGACGATGGTATCAACCACGCCCCAGGCATAAGCGTTGTCACGGACCAGAGCACGAGACCACGCCCGCAGTGCGTCTGCCCCGAACGGCCCGAGTAGCTCGCTATCTGCTGACTGGTTGCGGGGCTTTTTGTTGTTTGTCAGCCGATTGGCTTCCGCCCCCGCATACATGCGTTCAAGCGTGCGCCGCTGCATTGTGCGTCTTACACCGGCTGCCGGTGACAGCATGCCCACAATGCGATCGATGGTGGAACCAATCATCGACTGGTCCTCTGCATCTTGGCAAGGCGAAACATTCCGCCGCCCGATTCGCGGTCGACCTGCGTCTGCAACATGTTTCGCTGTTCGAACAGCGTCGACAGGTCGAGTGCAGTTACCGTGCGCGATCCGATCGAGTACGATGAGGCACCGCCGGTCAGCAGTGCTTCAATCGCTGCGTCAATCTGTGCCAGCAGTGATGCGGGTGTTGCCATGCCCGCAGTGTCGTTCCACTGCGGTGAAATTGGCAAAGATTACTGGCGGTGATATGCTATGGTGTGGTAACGTGTCGGCACACTTTTAGGAGAGTGGTCATGAGTAAAACAGCAGCTGGCGTGATTTTGGTGGCAGGTCCAATTGTCGCGTTGCTGGGTGGCGATATTTCAGCCACTGCGAATAACCAGCCGTCAACACCTGATACGGACTGGTACTATTCAATGATCAACGGATTCGGCATCCTGCTGATTCTGACCGGGCTGGGAATGTTCTTCTATGGGGCGATGCGGTTCGCTAAGAGCAAATGACACAGATTTTACTGCAGTAAAAGGTGCCCATTATGCCTATTCGCATGTTTGGCGACGATACCCCAGTATTACGGCTGGCCTTTGATCATCAGGACGCTATTTCCCAGTCTCCACCACTGGGTACGCAACGTGTAACAGTGGTTGATGGCGAATCGATTACGGAACAGCTTGTGAGTGTTTCGGCACAATCTATGACACCCGGAGTGTATCAGATAACATTACGATGGGAACCTGTTACGCCTGCAATTCCTTGAGGTAGTCGCGCCATCACTCTACCTCTTTCCACGTCGCCCCGCAAAACCCACACTTGCAATACCGTGTGCGGCCCTGCGTACTGTATACCCGAGAACATGACCGCCCGTCAATCTTGGCGTCCAGATCACGCAACGCCTGACACGTGGAGCATGGCTGCGGGACAAACTCCGTCACCCGCGCCTTCGGTGCCTTAACGTTTTCGCAGGCTGTTGACCCATCCACCGGTTCGGCGTTTTGGGACTCCGTGCCGCTGGCCTGCAGGTTTCCCTGACGGTGGTTTCTGTTGTGCTTGCTCATTTGGGTTCTTCTGCCTTGCAGTAACTGAGGGGCCATCCGGGTTTTCCGCTGTTGGTGACAATAGATAAATGCCGCGAGCACTTGCCGCAGCCGCTGACATGTACAGTGCGTCCAGCCAGTGATTGTTTTCGCTGACCTTGTTCCAGTACGTCTTCGTTCCTTTGCCTTCCTTGAACTCGCTGACCAATTCTTCCGCGACGATATGCTGTGCGAAGCTTGTATGCTTCCGGTCGTTTGGCTGCACGAACAGCGACAACGCACCACGCCTCAGAAAGTTTTGCTCGTCGAAGGTCGGAGTCAGGAACCGCTCATGCACGAATTGTTTCCAGAAGTCTGTATCCAGTTCGTATAACCACAACCCCTGTGCTTCCTGGTATGATGCGTGAAAATGGTTTCCGGGCTTTATTTTGTCGGTGGCTGTCGTCTTGTCCCGGTAGTTACCGATACCCTTGGTCACGTAGAACGGTGAACCCTGTACATCTCGCACGAACTGATACGCTGCATCGGTAAACGTGCCCGAGTCGATAAATACCGCATCCACCTTTCTTGGTGATCCGGATGCGTCGACGTATTTCTTCTGAAGTAACTCATCACGCCAGTTCAGCAACGCTCTGTGAATCATCGGCTCGCTGGCTTCGTTGTTCATGGCACGGTCAGTGCCAGTCACTTCGGCTCTTCCATAGTCGATCACACACCCGCCAGCACCCTTCCACCATGCGACCACGACCCAATGACAGAGATATTTTCCGAGGTCTATCGCCGCTGTGATGCAGGACGCATTTGCTGGTAATTGGCCGCGATCCAGTCCGCTCAAACGACCTGCTACGGTATGCCATGTGAGACCGCTCCCCTGTGGTCCGACTTCTTCCGGTGGATCGTTATCGATTTCAGTGGCGACTGCCTTTTCGCCCAGGTCTGCAACTTTGTTGTAGTACGACTGGATCGCTGACAGTTCCAGCGGTTCGCCGTCTTCATGCAGTTTCTTACTGTGGCTTTGTGGGTTGCTGATGATGCAATCACGCTCGATCTCTGCTTGATTGTCACGCCAGAAACGAAACGCTACCCGTGCGTCGGGATCTGTTTCCTCCGTCTCAATTCGCAGTCGCAGATATTCCTGCACCAGATCCATTCGATCCGGCTGCTTAATCATCTTGCGATATCGCTTACCCTTCCAAGATGGTTTCTGTTTCGGATCGGTGAACTTGAACGCTACAGACTTGCGATTCTGGATTGTGCAGAGAAACACACGCGCGACACGTTCTGCCGACGATGCCAGCCCCCCAATATCCTGCTCGATAATCTCCTCATTCTTTTCAATCAGTGCATCGGATTCGGCTGCCTGTCGGTCCTCAATGTCGTCAATGATTGCGATATCCGGACGCACGTCTCGATAGTTCGTACCACGGATGCCGCCATCAATACCGATGCTCGAAATAATCTGGCCACGGCTGACTGATTCCAAATCGTCCGGCCAGTCGTCCGGTAACTGATGCCGTCCGATGGTCGGGAAGATAATGTGATCCGCTGCCAATTCCGCATTGGTGAATTCACCCTCTACCGTCTGCATGCGTGCTCGTGATGACCAGCCGCCGATCGCTTGCAACGGTCTACACAACTCAGGAAAGTCCTGCAGCAGCAATTCTGATTGCTGCAGCTTTTCGCGGACCGTCCTCAGTTCTGATTCGCTCTTTCGTTGGTTCTTCCCGATGACGATCGGGAATCGCGATAGCCCGGTCAGCACCAAAAACAGAGCGGTATAAATCGCCAGTTTCGTTTTGCCTTCTCCGCGAGTACCTGCGATTGCCTGATCCCCTCCATATCGTGCAGCCCGAATGATAGATGTGTGCATGTCGCGACGGTCTGCGGTGAACGGTTCAAAGAACACATCAGGGAAATATGTCCGCAGAAATAACTCCCCATCCTGCATGGTTGCCCGTCTGCGGTCAGCGTTTACAGGGCAGGGAATTTGCAGGTCACGTTCAGACGCTCGTGATTTAGCTTTACGAACACGGTCCCTCGTGCGCTCGTCACTTGTCAGCATCTCCTTCGCCTGCGGATGTGAGCTTAGCAAGCTCTCCAGGCGGCAGACGTCCAAGGATGTCAAGTAATCTAAGACGCTTGTTGTCATCGGCTTCCTGTTTTTTTAGTTCCAGTTCTTCGCGTTTCAGGTCTGCCTGATCTGCTTTCACCAGTGCTTCAAATGCCTGCCGTTTTAATTCCGGATCTGGATTGTTTTCGACAACGTTCAGCAGTTCTTCAACCGCTCTTCTACGTCTGTCTTCAAGTCCTGTGAGCCATCCAGCCACTAAGGCACGTCCAGTCAGTTTGATGTCTGCGATCGTCTCCAGAGGCACGCCAGCCCCTTTCCCCACATGGCTATCAGGACGGACGGAGTTTCATTTAAGAAATCGGGGCTTTCTCGATCGCAGTGTATAGTTGAAAGCTAAAAGATCGTTTAGCAAAAACCTCAGCTTTGGTACGCTGCGACCTTTCTACACATCGCAATAAACTGGTCTTGTGCCATCGTGGCCTTAGCCGTGTTGGCGTCGATGTGCAACCATTGCAAGTTCTCAATGATATCTGTGCCGCCTTTTGACACCGGAACAATATGATCTAACCGTGCTGTTTGTGGTGTTAACTCAATGCCGGTGAGAGCACATCGAAACCCTTGCGTTTTTAATAATTGCATCAACTCATTTGCGGTCGCGTGGTTTTTCTTCTTCTTCTTCTCTTTGCTAACGAACTCACAGCATTCAGTACCTTGCGATCCCACGGATCGCGTGAGTTTTTCCTTATTGTGGCGATCATCTGTTTCATTTGCCCTGCTATCAAACCACTCCATTTGCTGCACTTCTCCCTCCGTGTTACATGAATCATGGGTTCGCACCTACTAACTAAACACACCACTGCAGCGTTGCAACGTTTCTTCCATTCAGTTTGTTTTGCTGCAGATACACTGTTGCGTTGCGTGACACATATCTGCACCCATTGATTCGCATTTCTTCTTTCCTGCGAGCGATCCCTATACCATCGCTGCTTCACCTGCGACACATGTTGCTTCCAACGCCGCTCCTGCCCGTCCATGTGTTGTTGGCTCGCAGCCCATGTTCGCTGACACGTAATAGAGCATGCAGCATTTGTTGTCGTGTCATACCGCCTTAAAGGATTTCCACATATAACACATGACATGATTTTTGTGGTTCGCGATCTTCCCTTATGCCCACATTCTTTGGAACAAACGACTTGGCGTTTATCCATTGTGTTTAAAGGCTTGCCACACACTTTGCATGGTCGGTTTTTGAGTGCTTCTCTCCCTACTTGTCGTCGTTTTAAACCGCACTCTTTGCAGTCGCATTTATTCCAGTGAAACTCCTTGCCCGCTTTACCAGTTTTTCCACACGAACTACATGTTCTTATCGCTCGTTGTGCAATTGGCAGTGTTGGCCACACCTCAGCAGATCGGTTTTGAGCTTCCTCTAATGTCCTGAATTGGCCGAACTGTTTTTGCTTTCCGTTGACACGAAACACAACACGCCATCGCTGTTGCTGTTCGTTCCAGTGACAACCACGATGCCTTCCAGTCATATTTCCACCGTATAGGTTCCCGCATCCGGAATCGTCACGTCAACCCGGCGTGTATATGGTGCGTTGCCGTACACAATTCTGTAGACCGCCTCGCGAAACAGATTGACGCTCACTAATCCATCAGCATCGGTGGTCTGCACAGGCGGCACTGACAGAACTGGCGGTGTATCAGCCGCTGTGGTGTCCCATTTTACAAATGTAATTTCCACAGGCTGACCAGACATGTCAGCCCCGTATTGATCGAACACATGGATAGTGACGGCACACAATGCCGGATCATCTGGAGGAGTCACGCTGACAACTGTCATTGAATAGGTTCGCGTTTCCGTACCGTCGACAATCAGTAACGTGCCTGCGTAGGTGTAACCTGACTTAGTGATTGACACGGTATATGTGGCATCGTCGAGATTAAACACCACCACCCCTGATGCGTTCGTCAGTCCGGTGTACGTGTTGACTCCCTCCACAACCCGCACACGGGCATTCTGCAGAACAGTGGCTCCATCGTTCACCGTGATCGTCACAGTACGTGCTCCCGTGCCCGTGCCTGCTGATATCCCATCAATCTGATCACTGAGCGATTTCAGTGTATCGTTGTCTGTGCCACGAATCGCCGCAGCTGCTGCTGTGATAGCAGCCTCAACGGCAGACTGATCAGCAGGGTCTGTTGGAAGGTTGTCCGTTCTCGCCTTAATCGCAGCGATTTCGGTATCAAGGTATCCGGCTATCGTAGCCAGCGTTGTGTTCACCGTGCTAAACGCTGCAGCAATATCCGATGCGTCTGCTGGATCTGCCGGTATATTCCCTGTTTTGTCTGTGATTGACGTTGCCCAACTTCCGGTTCCCAATGCACTCAGCACAGCAGCACCGATTTCCGTTCCTGCGTCTGATGCCATTGATGCTGCCGTGATCGCATTATTCGCAATCGACGCAACCCTCACCTCTGGAATACCTGCCGCTGCAGTAATGTTCGTTCCCCCGAACTGCGTCACGTTTACCCCAGTCGCAAGAGCCGCAGAATCAGTCCCTCTCATGTACTCCGACTGTATACCGAACGATCCGCGAGGCACCGAGCGACCGTCGATCGATTTCGAGTCAACGGTTTTCGCGGTATTAAATTTGACCTGATACCGTGCCCCTGTAGTCCAAAAACCTGCATCTCCTGTGTCGTTACTGGTATCGATAATCAGAAGATGGCAGCCCGTTTCTGAGTTGAACGGACTCGTCACAGTTAGCCCGTTTGTAGTTGCTTTAGCTGTTGCAGATCCGTTTTTGTAGATTGCAAAATCACTAGTCGTAAACGCCGACGATGGTGCGACCGGTGCCCCTGTCGATGCGAACGTCTCGAAATAGATTTCAATCGTCGCGTCTTCCGCGAGGTTTCTGAACATCAAAGCACCAGCCCCGCGAAAAGAGGATCACTTACACCACTGCCACCGCTTGCTGCAGTCCCGTGTACTGCTATTGAGACCAATCGCCCGGAAGTATTGGCTGAGTATCGCCACGGAAAGCTATACACCTCATATCCTTCCGTAGCGTTTACCGTCGCGGCTTGCGCATAGGCGGCCACCGTGTTTCCTGAGTCTGAACTATTCCCAAGTGCCACAGTCCATGCAATGGGACCGTTACTTAGCTCAGCCGGCTCAGCGACCGCACCCTGCCCCGAGAACATCGTGATAGCAATTGTGCCTGCAGTTTCAGTTGCGACTGTTGCTGGTGGAAAATACGGCATCGTCGAACTGACAGTCGTGTTTGCGTAAACAACTTCAGTCCATCCCGAGATTCTGTAAGCGATGCACGTGCTTGATTCGCTGATGGACGTCGTAACGGAAACTGTTGTTCCTTCGCTGCCTGATGCTGTTTTGGAGTACAGAATACTCTGGTCAGTCGCGGTGATCGTGCTGACTGCGATTGACCAGCCCGATGGCGTCGTGATCGTTCCGGTCGTACCATCTTTGTTGAACCACAAAAGCAGTAAGTCCCCTGATGCGATCCCAGATGGTAGGTTCACGGTGTGCGTTGTTTGATTCGCTGAAAAGTATGTAACTGCCACACCTTCAATGACTGGTGCTCCGCTCAGTGTCGGCATTGCATCATACGTGATCTCCAGATAGGCAACGTCGACGTAGGCTTCACCGTCAATCGTCGCTCCGGAATAAGTCAACTCAAATGCTGGCGATGAACTGCTGAGCCCGCCATATTCGCCCGTCACAGTGCAAGAGGCCCAGCCCCATGCACCTGATGACGGCTTGCCCGTCAATGTTCCAGACCGCCAAACACCGTTCAGACGGATTCGGACCGCACTGATGTCACCGTCTGAGTTGCTGTCGAATTTGAGATACACCCAGAGCTTCGCACTGGTGATTAGCCCTGTTACTGTCGGTGACGCACACCCGTACTGCTGAGCACCAGACGAATCACCCGAGTAGTATGCGTAGTCACTCGTGCCGCCAGCTGTGGGCTGTGTCGTAGCGTCATCAATCAGCGTGAACGGGTTGCTTCCGCCCCAGCCGGAATTGAGTGTCGCGTTCGGACGTAGTGGTGAGGTCGTCGG